TCTTGCCCTGAATGTACATTCCAGAAACAGGTGGCTCACCGGTGTCTTTTTTGACAGGTCGTTCTGCAGGACGCGAAAACGTCTCAGGCTTCTTGGAACGTGATTTCCCGAATACAAATGTCATCAGACCTCTATCATGGTGAGCCTGCCGGTGTATTTTTCCAACTTGTCACCGACAACGGATAACGGGGATGGATTGATGAACACGCGCATATCATCGAATATCTTCTTGGTGCAATGCACTTTCAAACGGGTCAGTTCATTAGACCATTCATCCAAAATTGCCTGAACATCGTCCGGTGTACCCTGATCGTCAATAGCACCCCGTAAAGTGGTACCGCCTTCTTCCAATCGGTAAGACATGGCAAGGGAATAACGAGTGGGAATACGGCTGATGGTATCTATTACAACGCTCTTAATCAACGGCGTGATCAGGCAGTTATTTGTATAAGATCGAATACGGTATCTCAACCGTTTGCCTTGAACACTATCATCAATAGATAGATCAACTTCTTGCACCGGACTTTCTTCAAAGATGCCTGATAATGGTGTCCACGTGGTGTCACTATCTTTCTGGTAGTCCATTTCACACCAGATGCTGCCTGGATCAAGTTGTTCTGAAAATATTTTCATCGAATTGTACAACTTAACCACGTCTGGCAGTCCGGCATACAACCAACCGGAAACTACAGACGCTTCATGGGTGAATGGATAGACCGCGTCCTTACTGGGGTCTAATGTGTTCGATGGGAAAGGCAGCCAGATAACGTCATTTCCCTGTGATACCCACATTCGGTCAAGGCCAACATCGGGAATGACCTGATAATCAATACAGTCAATCCGCTGTCCCAGTGGGGCACGATACATCTCGCACCAACCAGTTGTGTTCCAGCCATAGATAGCCGAATAACCAGTTATACCGGCATCAACTGCCTCAAACAGCATACCGGGATATCCTTGTAGATCAACAACAGGCCCGCGTTTGTCAGCCGGCAGTCCTTCATCCCGGTTCGTGCCAACGTCGGTCAATTGGCGGTTATAGAATTGTTGCAGTCCGCCTCCTAAATTGATATAAAGATACGCATCATGAATGGTATGTGCTTTCCCATTGCTTTCGCTCATCATGGTGCGAATTTCACGCAAGGGAATTTCGTCAGGTTTTCCAGCGTTTATCGCGTAGATCGTGCCTTCACGGAACACCCACAGGTATTTATCTTCCTCACCGTACTCTTCCAACCCTGTAATGTTGCCGAAATTATCTTCAAACGTGATCGGCACACCACTGAAGGTCATGTTACTTCCCCACGCAACGACATCTGCCACGTCCACGCTTTTTTTACTGGTGGCATCAAGGTTATTCGCTTTCCATACCTGAATTAATCCGCTTGTAGGATTGCGCACAGTACATAAATAAATAGCCTTATTTGTGCCATCGTCTGCATAAGATAAAGTCCACGTTCCGCCATTGTTGAAAAATGTTGCCCGCCGAATAGCGACCGCGTCTCCCTGAGCAAAATAGATCGTGTTGTTAATCACAAGCACGTCTGTCACTCTGGCGGTTAATCCGTGTCCAGTTATTTCCGTCCACTTATTTGAACCAACAATGACGTAATCCGTGGTTGTATCATGGGTTATTTCCCATGCAGCATCTACTGTTAGTGTTGTTTCGGTATTACTTAATATTTTTCGCCACGTTTGTATTTCATTGCTTCCTACCCCGGCGACGATAATGACATAGCAACCCGCCCACTCGTCAATGATCCATGTTTTTGTTGCATCAACAAGTGTAGTTAATGCGCCTGTATTCGCGTCTGCCGCGCCTCTGTCGCCATTGATGTATAATTTTGAGGCTGCCGAAGCGGTTGAACGGACAAGATACATAGCCCGTTTGTACTGAAAAAAGCGGGTGTAATTGTTGGCGGGTGCGTCCACCACGCGGTAATACACATCCGCCATTGAATTCGTCCATGTAGTGCCATCCGCGCTTTCTTTCCCGTATGTATGGGTAGAATTACAACCTATTTCCCAGTGATTCGCGTCGTCTCCCGCCGTGGAAGTTGCTACAATCCAGTATATAGTAGAACCGGTCACCGTGGATCCGCCTGAGATGTCAAATAACCACCATTCCGATAATGTATCGGTTATGCTTGTGGTGGTTACGGTCATGGTCTTTACCGCAGACCCCGGCACGCCAGCGTTATTGTCGTATAAGGCAATGGATAATGCAGCGGTCGGTGTACCCACCCTGCGTACCAGCATCCAGATTTGACTTGCTGTGTAATCTGCGGTAGGGATAAATTTATTGGCAAAAAACTTACTGGATAATAAACTACACCAGCTTACACTTCCCGGAAAACTGGTATTCGCGCTGCGTAAACCAGTGCAATATTGTTCCTGTGGCCCGTGCATGATTGGCCCGAACAGGGTATTGGCTCTATTGCCGTCGTTATAGCGGGTGGTGTCTTCGTCATAATCGTCGTTGCCGCGTCCGCCAGACCAATCTTCCTGCGCAATGGGAGTCCATGGCGATTCGAAGTCTGAGTATTTGGCATTTCCCGACGTGGTTTTCATGGCCGTTCTGTTTTCTGGATTACGGGTTATCGCGGCAATATTGGCTGTACCCTGCGAATCGCAGGCGATCAGACCAACTGTTTTCTTCCCATCTGACAGACTGAGGTGATGGGTATTATTTACATTGCCAGGTTCTACAACAATGCTCATGCCAGCCTCATATCGGTATTCAGGTAACGTCTGGCATGGGTTACAGACTGTTGTTGATTGGCTTTAGCTTCGTTCAGTTTATCAAGAATTAATGGATCGTCTTTGCCCATTTTGTACAGGCGCATCCGCAGGATGTTGACAATTGCTCCCCACTTGACAGATTCATAGTCGTAAGATGTGTGTATTGTACCTGTCTCGGCTAAAGTACCCTGCGGTGTACAGTAGATCAGTTGCAGTGTGCCTTCTGTCGGTGCATATTTGCTCGGGAAAACCAACTTAGAGTTCATTTCGTGCCAGTGCTGGTTAATGACTATTTCGCCGTCCGAGTCCTTGACCTGTACCCTGCGCAACCCCTTTACGCCAGTAGGTAAAGAGTATTCTTCCTGTCCCGAAACAACAGTTGTGGCTTCATTGAACATTTCAGCATCCACAGATCGCAATACACCCAACACGGCGTTAAGTAATTCTGTGCGGGAGTATTCACTATGAACAACGGCGTAAGTATCGCCCGCTGTGATAGTTTTTGACAGTGTCCCAAAGGTCAATTTGTTCTCGGCAAATGTTTTGACAGAAACCACCGTTCCACTGAGGGTTGTCTCTGTGCATGTTTTTAGAAATAACGTGCCGTTATTCCAGAATGCACCAGGTTCTATCAGGTTGTTGGTATCCGTCAAATATGTTGTAGCTCCGGCGGTCGCCGTACCTTCGCTCACTTCCACGCCGGAAACGAAGCGGGCAGTTTCCAGCATCATTTCCGCTACTGTGGTCATAAGGTTCTCCAAAAAGGGAAGATGCAGCCGAATTTCTCCGACTGCATCATTAGTTATTTAGACTGGAACCTCTTCCCACATAGCAGCGAAAATAACTTTTGGGGCAGTGCCAGCGGCCGTCACACCCTGGATAACCAGACAGTTTCCGGGGGGGACAATGATTTCACCGTCGATGTCGTCTACCATAGGGGCTGGTAAAATCGCGGCGCTATCCACAAAAGCTCCCAACACAAAAGAGGGGCGCACGATGGTCGGTGTGCCCGCGATGGTCGAGCCGTTGTAAGCGGTGGCTTTACCAGCCGGATGGGCTAACAGGGCGTTCTGCACAGTCAGCGCAGCTCCACTCGTAGGGGCGGCGGTCTGCGCACATTGCGCCAGACAGATCGTTCCCGCGCCCAGCGTTCCCGAAACATAACCGAGATAGGCTCGCAACATAACGAGGTTCACGCCGCTGGTCGGTGGGTTGTAGATAGCAAAAGCGGGTGTAGTTCCAAGAGCAGTTCCCGGAGCGACACCGGCAACGGCATTTGACGCGAAGAAAACATTACCCCGCGAGACCGCTTCGGCATGTTTCGCGTGTGCCTGTGAGACAGCAACCGCTCCAGTTTTGGCAAGACGGATAGGGTTATATACCCCGTCGGGGGCAATGTTCTCGCCTACGCGTCCAAAAGCATTTGTGTTATCCATTGTCTTTTTCCTTATCTTTCTTCCACGGCATTTCAGGGACGGTAAAGGTGTAATGATGTCCATCTTCTCTGCCCGCGTTGTAGATGGGCACTGTCACGGTCTCTTGGGGGACGACTTCGCCCTTCTTTCCGTAACGCGCTTCGATCTCACGCGCCAGTCCGGGGTCTTTGGTCATAAACGAACCGTTTTTCTTCGAGAACTTCATTTCATTCCCGTCGATGTTCACGCTTTCCGTTGGTTTTGTCGTGGCTTTGATCGTCATGTATTCCGTTGGCATATTGGCAAATGGGAGGGTTATTAGCCCTCCCATTTCACTGATTAGGAAATTGTGGCGACAGCCGAAGTATTGCCGACGGCGGTCATCAGATACTTGGCTCCGTTGCATGCAACTGTTACCGTTCCCCCGATCTTGTGTCCGGAGGTTGAGAAGGTGGCAGAGGTGGCGGCGGCGTTATTATCCGCGACCAATGTTCCAGTCGGGGCAGTAACTACCATGTTCTGATCCACGGTGTTCACAAAGGTGAACTCACATCCATCAGCGTCTGCGACAGCAGGCAGGGTGAAAGTGACCGCGCCGGATGCGCCGGTGGTGTCAAAGATCGTTCCGCTTTCCGTAACAAGGACGGTGTAGGACGCGGCCTTTGATACGACATTGCGGGTGTACTGGATGGAAGGGATCTGGTGATTGTTGTTGATGCCAGGCGCCATTCCCATGTAAGTTGACATTACAGATTGTGGACTCATCTAAATACCTCCTTATGCGTCCAGACCTAGAGAAACTTCGGTGCGCATGATGCGGTTCTCGGCGAGGATGCTATATCCGCCGTACCACTTCCATGCAGTAGTAACAAATTGTTTGGCAAGCCCGGTTCTTTCTGGTTCGAGTAGTTCCCCATATTCGCCAATGGCAGTGTCATAAACCTTTGCAAGCGATTCAGGCCCACCGAACACACACGGGGCAACGTTGTCAGCGTTTCTAACTGCTACACCGGAATCATGGGCAAACCGCAGTCCACCATTCTCGCCTTCGCCGATAACACTGACGGTCGTGCCGGAAATAGATTTCACGATGCACGACTCGTTGGTTTCGTACAAGGTCGTGCTGGTCTCTTCCGTGCCGATAGCGAGACGCTGTCCGGCGGCGATATTACTACCCGATGCAACCGTTATACTGGTCGCTAATGGAGCAGTCGCGGCAGCTAGTGTGGTGGCGACGACGGTTCCGTTGTCCGCGCCAGCGCCCCAGAACATCTTTGCCCACGGGGAGACGATCAACTTGAACCCGTTCAACTCACCGAGTTCCCAATTCAGGACAATATCTTTAGCCTGATATTCACCAACTGCCAGCATGATAGAGTCAGCCATCAGGTCAGCATAAGCGAATGGATGGATAATTGCCATCCACCGACCGCCACGTGATGTCTCAAACATCGGCACTTTCATACCCGCAAGGATAATACTGGCGTTTGAGAACGTGGTTTTTGCCAATCGGTTAGTTGCAGTACCGGCATCGAGTGAGGCACGGGCAGCAACAGATCGAGCCAGCCCGCCATTAACAGCCGCAGTCATAGCCAGATAGTCAACCGATTCCATCATGTTATCACCGAGTTCTTTGTAATAGCGAGAGTTAAAGTCGGTGTATGCTGTGTTGAGTAGTTTCTCAGAAACGATAACGGCGTTCGCCCGGCTGGTTGGCGTAACTGTTGCAGTCGTGTCGGTGAAATTGACCGGGGTTATATCGGCGGTTTCCGAGATGGTTTGAGTTGAAGGCGCGAGACTTGAAATGAACGGTACTGTTACTGACGACCCTTTTTTGACCTCGGCCATATCCGCACTGATGGGGGTCGCAAGCTGATCATAGACCCGCCGTTTCATCGCCCCTTTTACATAGTCCGCGAGATATTGAACGCGGACAGAATTACTGGTATTAGAAGTGGTTTGATTTGCCACTTTGACCTCCTGTTATGTTTTCAACTTCTCCTGTAGTTCCTCTATCCGTTTCATATTCTTGGGATGGGGATGTTCAAGGAGTTTTTGTAGTTCGGCTGTCAAGGCCTCTTTGGTGGGGGTATATGTCCCCTGTCCTGATACAACCGATGCGATCTTGGCTTGTGGAGGGGTCTCTTTACCGGCTTTTGGCTTCAATATCACGGCGGCATCTTTCAAGAACCTGGCGTAACTTGCGCCGTCCTTGACGTTCTTCCATGCCGCGTCAAGTTGACTGGTGTGTTCCGAGGTGAGTTTTATCCCACTGGCTTCCACCATGTCATTGATCTGATATTTTGCCGCGTCAAGTAATTCCTGCGACACGCCCTTACTTTGAGTCTCTGGCTGGGCGGCCTCGGGTTGCTCATTGCTCATGCTTTGCAAGAAAGAATTGACCTGCCGATTGACGTAAGCACTTTCCATTTCCGGGGTAATCTGAGCGCCTTCTTCTTTCAGGATTTGCAGGTGTTGTTTGGCGTCATTGGCGATAGCACGGGCTTTCTTGTCGAACATACTTTGCTGCGCCCGGAATGCCTTTGCCGTTTGATCTGCTACCTTTAAGTTATTGGCCTCGATGATTGCCAGAATGTCATCCTTCGTCAGACCCGTTGGAGTAGTGGTCTCAGGGGTTTGAGGTACGTTGGCTTCGCCCTGAAGCTCTGTACCTTCAACCTCTAAAATTTGCTCCTGTGTGTTCTCATCCATTTCGCTTGTTTCCTTTCTGAAATAAAAAACCGCCTGATTGGGCGGCATTAGACTCAATGCTGCGGACAATCAAACGGTTTTAATCACAAAACCAAATATGAATTTGATACTCATATCTTACTGGTAACGAGTATCATTGTCAAGTGTTGTTCTATTACTTTCCTCCAATTTTCTTGATATAGGATGTGAAGTCGCCTTCTGGACTGCCTGCCGCTTCCCATAAACGCCGTAATTCCATGTTCGCGCCAGTGGTTAGTGGTTGTCCAGAATACAACAGATCGTAATACTGCCCGCGTAATTCATTACTCATATCTTCCACACGGATAGGGCTATACTCTACGGTTGGCTGCCCCAATCCTTTGCGGATGGTGTTGTCACTCACGATGTACGGCGAGGCTTCTGGGTAAGCTCCGGCAACCTGTTTCTGCCATGCAAGGTACTGGTTGCGCGTGCTCCACGGGATGTTGTCCCAATTCTCGGTAATGCCGGGGAAACGTGCGTCTCGTTCGGTACGGTACCGGTAAACATAAGCCTGTATCTCTGGTTTCACGCCTTGAAGGTCATTCGATTCACCGATTACGTACGGAATAATCTCGGGGTTCTTGGCAAGGTATTTATTCGTCCATGATTGCACGGTCTTATTGTACTCGTTGCCGAATTTACCATATTTATCGGCGCGATAAGCATACACTTTCTTGGCAATCTTGGGGTCAACGCCGTAAAACTCCGATTGTTCGTTTGTCGTCCACGGGATTATCTCTGGGTGATTAGCCTTGTACGCGTCAGACCATGCCTGTTGTGTCTGGAATGTCTTGGTGTTCCTGAAGGCTACATACGATGGATCGTTGTAATCAACATTACTAAATTTACTAATTTCCTCGTAGTATTTGGGGAATAACTTCTTGCGGGTATCGTTGAATTTCTGAACAGCAGCCGCGGTAGTCTTGTCCGCGAACCGTATAGGCGTACTCACCGCATCGATCTCTTTGGGTTGTATTTTGCCCATTGCGTTTGCCCATCCTGCCAGTACAGCATCGGGCATTTCGGCTCTTGTTTCAGGATTAAGCCAGTCGGTAAAGATGTTGCCCAACTGTTCTTTCGCCTGTGTTTTGTACACATCGGGCATATTGCCCCACGCGTCCCATACTTCACCAACAAGGTAACTATTCAACATCTTCTCGGGATCTTCATACGACTGGTAACGCGCGGATAATGCCGGATATTGGTCAAAGAACGCGGACTTAGCTTTTGTGTCGCCCTTCTCAAAAGCAGGGATAGCCTCTTCTTTGTACTTGACATCGGTTTCCCTAACCTTCTGCTCACCTTCTGGATAGAAGTCCAGTCCCATACCGGGGGCTAATGACTTCAATCCGCCCAATATGGCAACTTTCTTGCTGGCAAGGATATACGCTTCGCCGCTCTGTGTTGCCATTGCCTGTTTTGCGGCATCTGCTGTAATCTCTCCATTGGCTGCCATGTTTGCCAGCATGGTATTGATCCGGTTATCCTGATACGGATCACCACCCAATCCGGGAATAGACAGGTCTAAACCTTTATAGTTATTCATTCCTGCCCATGCGGTAAAGTTCTTGATATAGCGGGTAATAGGCAGCATGCCGATCTTGTCCTGCCGGCCGGTCATTGAGTTGACCAATAAACTGACGGGCAGAGAGAATCCCGAGATGGTTTGCGCGAATTGCAACGGGTCGGATGTGTCCGTATCCAGTTCGTTCCTTGCCTGAGCCAGAGCTTTGTTCCAGTTATCGCCCTGCATGGTGCTTATGGCATTATCCGCATCCTGCTGGGTAAGTTCGCCGTTATCTACCATGTTCTGTAATAGCGTGGCGGCTTTTTTATTCTCACGGTTGGCATCAGTCAACAATTCCTGATATGGCCTCGTCATGTTCAGTATGGGGTATATCTGTTTCATCGGGTCAAAGTAAGCATCACCCATCCAGTCCGGCGTGAATGGTATACGTATCCCCATCTTACCCTTTAGCCGTGTTGGGAAACCTTTGTCGTCCCGTTGCTGGCTGTTTGAGAAGTTCAGTAAGCGTAATTGGTTGGCATACACAACGGGTTTGTCAATTGCCCGGATCGCCCAATTTGCCATTGACCGCGTGTACCAGAATTGGTATGGCATGACCACGTTAAGCAGGTTGTCAGCCTGTGTCTGGCGGTTATAGTTGAGCATGGCAAAGTCTGCCGTGCCCTCGCCGTGGCGCAACGCCGCCATGTTCACATCGGCGCGCTGTTTCTCGACCTTACGGACATAGGCGTCGATTCCTGCCCGTGCTTTATCTGGAAGGTTCACGCCCTGTAAAGTGGTGGGGCTTGCCTGATACCCGCTTTCCATGCCAGAGCGTATCTTACCCATCAATGGTTTGACGTGGTTCATGTAGGTTTCGAGCAGCCCATCCGCTTTTGGCATCGGGAATATTCCATCGACTGTGCCAATAGGTACAGCATCCTCGGGCAGTCTCTCGCCGGGTTGCATCTCTTGAAGTAACGCCCTTGTACTTCCTGAGACAGTATTGGAGTCCAGTTCACCCGCCCTATCCATTGCGTACCAGACAGGAGAAGCAAGGTCGGGGTTCTGCTTTCCAACCATGTCGAGTAATTTGCGTCGGTTTCTAATTGGTTCATCCCGCACCGCTTCGAGTAATAGTTGTTTGTCGTTCTTTGCCAGCAGAAAGTTGACGTAATTGTTGAGGGTTTCGGGTGTCCATTCGGGGGTTTGGAAGAGAATGTTTGGGTTGTTTGGGTCAAATGTTCCGCGATTTGAGGTGGATACCAACGGCTTACCTTGTTCGTCCACCACCTTGCTATCACCAAACCACGCATTAAATTCTGGTGTATTTTCAGCGCCCTGAAAGAGTTGTCTTTTCGCCTCAGCCTTCGCCTGCTGTACCTGCGCCTTGACCTCTTTGGTCGGCTCGGGAATTGACTCGGGCTCAGCGGTCTTGGAATTCAGTTTTTCCCACGCCTGAGTAGGTGTCATATTGCGTATTTCTTCATCTGTAACACCCATCTTGCGAAGGTTCTCTTTCATTGCCCGAGTTATCATCACAGGGACACTTGCTGTTGTGCCGTCGTTTATAATCGGGTTTTCCGGCTTCGTCCATGCAGGCATTTCCGGCGTTACCATGTCCTCTGCTTTGCTCATCACAGAAGTGACCTGGTCTGCCTCCAACCGCCGTCCCATGCTCCACTCGTCCAGCATGTGCCGTAAATTCGGGTCAATCTGCACGTCAATCTGTGAGCCTTGTATCTCACGGTATATCTGTGTCATCCATTCGCGTATCTGGTTGAACACTCTGATCAGCGCACTTGACGCGCCTTTCGGGGCAATGCCTTCTGTGTGATAGCGTTCATACGCTCGGGCAAACTTTTCATGTGCGTCCCTGAAATCGGCGTTGGTTGTGTAGTCCTGCATCATCCAGTCGGCGGGCAGGTCTTTCCCGTAGGCGTCCCGCAACCAATTGGTAACGGTCGCTTTGTCAACGTCCGGGGCGATCCGCAAATAGACGTGACCCGGCTCGTGCAAGGCCGTGCTAATGTCGGCTGTGGGTGAGCCGGAGACGACTGCCTTGCCTTCGGGTGTGAATTCTACTGAGCCTTTTTTGCCTGTTTGATACAGTTCACCTGCTTGTACTCTTTTGAAATAATCGTCTAAGTCTGGTTTGTAAATAAACTCATGTGGGTCGCCATAAGTTACAAGTTCAGATGGCTTAGCTTTTATTGAAAGTATTTTTCCTTCACCGTGCATTATATTTGCTTGATGCTTTTGGACATATTCCAAAGATTCTGAAACATAAGCACCAGGAATTATTTCGTCTGATGTGTCTGTAGCACGATAAATTGTTATCGGCTCATCATTTATTATTGCCTTACGAAGATTAAGGGTGTTTCTATTTTCGCGTTCCCACCCCTTTCCTAACGATTCTTCAAATCTGAATTTGTCTGAATATGTTGATAAGTCGTGTAGTGTCTCAAACTCGCCATCTATCCAGCTAAATACTGTTTTTGGGGTGACGCTTGAACTGCCCTCGGGAACGGGGAATTCCCAGTTTCTTATTTCGTCTTTTGTCATATCAGAAATACGTTTGCCCTGAAACAGTCCCCCCTCCACGTCCCCAAACCTGAACCGCTCGTATATCTCAGCAGGGGTTATGCCCTGTTCTTCCGCGAACAGTTTCGCCGTGGCGTCCGCTATCACCATACGGGCTTTCAATTGTTCATCGGACAAATTCATCTGCTGTTTGATACCAGCCATGAACGCATCACGGGCGGGTGAGACAATGGGCGACAATTTCTCGGCTTCACGATTCTTTAACGCGGTCAGCAATATGTCTGGGGTGATATCGTTCATGCTGTTGATTTCAACACCCGCGTATTTGCGCACAATATTTACCAAATGCTTATCATTATTGACATTTGCTACGTCATGGGCGATCTTGCGCAGTTCCGACCGCTGTTTTTCAAGGCTTGCCAGTTCGATATACGGCTGGGCTTCAGATACATTGGCTTCTGTGACCGGTTCTCTGCCAGGTGCATACTTATTCGCCGTTTCCAGCATTTCAGATATGCCCCGCTGGTACACTTCACGGTAATAGGTCTCTTTGTCACCGGTTGCCCGATACTGTTCGATGGCTTTCTTGACCTCGGGTGTCAGTAGGTCGCCGAATTGTGCTTTTATCTCGTCCGGTAACGCGCCTGTGCGGAACAACAGTTCAGCTTCCATCATCTTGCGCCGGACTTCGTGACGTTTCCCCAACCATAGGGTAACTTCCGCATTCAAATTTCCGCGCCGTAATGGATCTTCCACGCCACCAATAACACGGTCAACATAGTTCTGGATGGTAATGTCATCCATAGCGGACTGTAAGCGCGATTCCTCGCTGACCATGTCAATATATTCTTGATTAAGCTGTGTCTGGATGCGTTCTAAGTCCGCTCTACGCTCTGCGTCTGTGGCAAACTCGGTCAATGAGTGTGTGTCATACGCATCTTTCCGGCTATTGAAAAAGGCACGCTGATTAAGTCTCTGGTCGTCCACCAGTTTCAGCATGGAAGTTATTGCTTCATCTGGTGCACCCATGCCTTTCAAGTAAGACAGGTAATTTACGTCATATTTCGAGTTGTACAGATTCCAGTAATCATCGGACTGTCTGAATGCTTCCCGCCAAATAGCAGAACGGCTTTCGGCATCCGGCGCAGCTTCTGCCCTTTTTGCCGTCTCTGCCATGTAATCCATGTGCCCATGATGGAAGTCCGCGTAATCCTCATACATTCCCATCAAGCTATCGGACAATCCTTTGATGCCCGTTGAGCTGACCGTCAGCGCGTCTTTCGTGGCTCTGTCAGCTACGTACCGCGCCTGTTCATCTTTGATCTGTTTGACAATGCTATCGTGGTACGCTGCTTCCGCCTGCAACACCGGTTTCCCCTCATTGATCGCCTTCTCGTACTCATTGAACGCGTCCGGGTTCAACTTGCGCATGTCGGTATATTCTGTGGCAGTCAATGTGTCCCTTAATGTGGTCGTGCCTAAATTGCCGTATACCTGTTTACGGATGTCACTGACTTTCTTCCCGTGAGATATGGCACGTTCCACGCTGTCTGCCAGTCCGGGTTTCAAAGTATCTAGCACCATGCGCAGATCAGCGGGCATTTTTTCAAACCCTTTGCCGGCTGTCCAATGTGCGTCAATAAATTCCCTAGCTGATGTGGTGAAGGCAATATCTCGGGCAGCGCGTTCAGCTTTACGAGATAATATAGCGAATGGTGCCAGTTTACTCCTACCCGCTCTGGTAACAACATCTGTTGCGCTCTGTATGAAGTCATCGCCTCTAGCTGCTTTGGCTATCTCTGCTGTGGCATTATCCTTTGATCCGGCTTCCCCTTCGTACAGCCCACCTTCACGGCTGGAACGGATGCCATACTCGTCATAGAAGCGCTGGGGGTCTGCGCCTAACAATGTGCCAATGCCCATATCTGCGCCGATAGTTGCCCAGTTGTTCAATGTGTTGTTTATCCAGTTGGAGGGGTTCATCCCCAACACCATCATGGATTGACCCCGCTTGGCAAGAACAGACATACGCATAAACTTGTTACTCGGTTTCACGCCGAAATACTTGGCAGACCATTTACCAATACCCGTCTCCGCAGTCTGCAACATACGCGCCGTGAACATAGAATTGTCCAGTCCCATACCTGGGGCGTTCTCACCGATGAACTTATCCGCAAGGACTTTCAGGTTTGACCCGGTAAAGTTGTTCAATCCATCATCTGACAGCAGGGCTTTGAGCAAAGTACCCGCATTGCCGTCCGGTATGATGTTGGGCAGGTCGGCTATATCTGTATTCTTCAATGTGTTCTGGAATTGGGCGGGGTCTATACCTGCTTCATTCGCCGCCCTGGTTGCCACCTCGTCAATAAACTGGCGGTAACGGGCATCCGCGGCTTTCCCGTCTGTTGAATTGTGCAACTCGGCTGCTAATTTGTACGGGTCAACGCCTAATCCCTCAGCAGTCTTTTTGAGTATGTTCCTGTCACCTTCGAACAACCCCCATTTGGAATACAAATCTTCAATAGCAGGCATCATGTCTTTTACAGATGCGGGGATGTGCTGGGCTTCCGCGCTGTCAAACCAACGGGGTAATGTTGTTTGAGATAATCCTTCAACTGTATCTTTGGGTGTCATGCCGGAAATCTGCGCGAATATCCCGCGCACTTTATCACGGTACGCCGGATCAGCCGGGTCTATCATGGAAATGGCGTTCGTAATACCGTCCAGTGAGTTGTAAAGTACCTGTGTCGCCCTGCTTTTCCGGTCAAGTCCGAACAGGTAATTGAATGGATTTTGTTTCGCGCCGGGGGCTTCGTATTCCCGCATATTCCCGAGCTTATCCAGTCCAGATGCCCACTTAGCGACAGGGTTCAGGTTGGCTCTCTGTGTCGCGTCCAATTCAGAACGGGCTATGTTGCCGTATGCTCTCAATGTTTCAACCGGGCCTTTTGCGCGTGATGCCGCCTCTGCCAGTGTGCCGTGTCCTGTCAATTCCGCGACCTTGCCAACGCCTTTTGTGGCAACCTCTGGCGCGATATTCAACGGGTCAAGTACCACGTTTCCCATAAGGTCTTGCGCCATTCCGGGGAAGCCTTTCGCCTTGACAATGTCATTGTATACTGCGTCCGTACCTTCACCTGCTAATATGCGTTTGCGTGCAGAGATGATAAGGTTCGCGTCAAACGGGACTATCCGATAACCCTTTTCATAAGTCATCGGGTTTTCCTGTCTATTCTTTACTACATCCAGATACCCTTTGCCCTTCTCGCCCATTTCAGGATTCAGTAATAAGGCTTCGGCTTGTTGGTCAGAGATGGGAATACCACCCATCGCATGTTCAAAGTAGGTCTTTTTCAGTTCGGGTGAGGTCAGGTCTCGGGTGACAAGGTTATTGTCTTTGTCGTAGATACTGAATTGAGATTCAAAGGCAACCTTACTGGCTTCCATCGCCGCTCCACCCAAATAAGGCGCGCCGGGTATCTCACCGATATTCTGACCTTTTTTGATCTCAATACCCAACTCGTTTCCACCACCCGCAATGCCCGCGGCAAGTACTTGCTCGCCATAGCCGAGTACACGTTCAAAGTTATCCGCCAGATAATTGAACACCTGATAGGCATTGTAAAGTAGTTCGTTCTTGGGCTTGCCGTTTTCGTCTGTTTCGGTTGCCAGTTTTGCCAGTCCACCCGCTGCCAATCCAGTTGCTATTCCAATAACGGGGTTGCCCGTCATGCCAGTAACAGTCCGCGCAGTACCGACTCCCGCCATTGCCGCCATCGCGTCACCCAAATGAGCAAAGGCCAGAGATAACGTCTGCTGTACAGGAGTTAATTTGCTGAATTCGTCTTGCGCGGTCAGTTCGGTTGGTTCATACTGTCCGGCTTGCATGGTCTGTTCGATGCCGGTTTCCGCGTTGACGTTGATGGGCAAGTAATACTTCTCCGTGCCCAGTGTTTGCGCCGGCTGTTCGTTGACGTACTGATCCCGAACAGTCTGGGGGACATCTGCCGCGTTGTAGACCTTGAAACCTTTGTCGCTCATCTGCTGGTCAACGGCTGACCATGTGGCTTTGCTCTTTTCGTAGTCCGGGCGTACCTCAACGGGCGCGGTCGGCGTGGTTGCTGTCAATGCCTTTGCCGCGGGTGTCATTGCCCATTCTTCCGGTGACTTGCCGGGGTTATCGGCTATCAGTTGGGCACGCGCCGAAGTCAACACGTTAGCGTCTACACCGGGTATCTCGATCTCCGGGTCGGCTGTTACCGCGCTGGCGTATCGGTCTATCTCTTGGGCATTCCAGTTGTCGCCGGGGTCGTCCGGTTGGTCAACGCTGACCGCGTCCCAGTACTCTGCCTTTTCTTCCTCGGGCAAGTCCCAAAAGTCGCCGCCGAACGTGTCGGTAATATCCGACAGTTCATCGTTGGTAACGCGACCCCAGCGGTCACTATCCGCTATGAAGTCATACGCGCCATTGTCTGTCTGGTAGCTGTTATACTCTTCCCAATTGATAGGCTCGGGTTCTTCTTCCCGGTTCTCTGGTTCATACATTTAGGATTTTCCAGTTCATCGACTTAAGAATCTGATCCCATCTTTCGCCGCCGCTGCCGCCTCCACGACCACTGCTACCGAATACCTTTTTCAAGGGGGTTTGCAGGACTACTTTCTTTTTGGGTTCTGGCGGGTGCATATTCATGGCATCGCCCCATGTACCCGTTGACTCTGCCATCTGTTGCCCGCGCGCGCCCTGTCCGATGTAGGTATCCGCTGACATGCCCGTGCCCGGCGTGTATGGATTGGTTACCCCGCCTTCTCTGTCAGACTTGGGAGACATGACTGGCTCTTGAATGACCGGTTGAGGTATGGTCACTTGCGGGAAGCGCGGTCGTACCACCTGCGGTATATTCATCGACGTAGGCGCGAGACCTAAAACGGGTGGTGATACAACACTGGTAGGCGCACCGTAGTTCATCATCCCCGCCAGTCCAGTATCTGTACCCTGCTGTCGGTATTCGTTTCCGGCGATGGTGTTCTCCCATGACGGAACAGGCGGCATCCACGATTCTTTGGCACGTAACAGGTCTGCGAATCCCTGTCTTGGCATAACGAACGCGTTGCCCTGTTGGGGGGAGATAAATTCAACAGGATATTCACTTTCTGGTAAGGGCTGTGATATTTTTGTTACGTCCCCATGCTCATTACCACCACGAGCACCTGCGCCTAATGGAATCGTTTGCAATCGCCCTGCATCACCACCATGCTCCCTGCCGCTATATGCACCTGCACCAAACGGGATTAGTTCCAGCACACTTCCCCACGGCCCGCTCGTATCCGCCGCGACCTGTGTGGTAACGCCACCACTGCCGACTTCTTCTTCTTCGTCTTTCTTGGGAGTCCATTGTGTTACTGGCTCATTCTGCTGAGCTTCAAACTTACGTAAGTCACCAAATCCGGGCATAATTTACCTACCTTTACGTTTGCCCCACGGGTTGCCCTGCGGGTTGGTTTGTTCCATTGCCTTCGCTACATCAGGCTTTTCTTTCGCCAGTTCTGCTTTCGCCTCTGGCGGTAATTTGCTCCACACTTCGCCCAGTGCCCGTTTAAGCTCGGTCTCATTAATCTCGTTGAGCACCTCGGACATTATCTGGCGGGATGTCTCTCGGGCTTGCATCATCACATCTTCTCGGTCGCGTTGGTTCATAACATCTCCTCCAGCGGGACTTCTCCGCCCATCGGTTGTTGTACTGGTTCGGTCAAGGGCAAGCCGGACTGTGCCGCTTGTCCCATTGGCTCAACAGGCGTTTGCTGGGCAGGCTGTTGGGGTATCTGTTGCTGTGCGGGTTGTGCTTTCTGCAATATCTTTTGGATCTCAATTTCCGCGTCCGCCTGTATCTGCATCCGCGAGATTTTTTCTATGGCGATCTCTTTGTCCAACTCGTTAGACTGTCCTGCGTTATTCATCAGGTTTTCGCGTCCCCAACGTCTCGGCATCAGCGGATCATCACCACCGCATAACTGACCGAACACCATTGCGTTCTGCCTCTCGTCCTGTGGTAAGTCCACGTCCAGTTTGACCTCAAAGGTTACATAGTCCTTGATGTCACTTGGTTTGATCTCAAGTACGGACTCTTTCCCCTGTACCTTTTTCCCGGTCTGCCCGTCTTTGATAAGCTCAAAAGCTATCTCCATCATCTTGCCCATGCCAGCAGCACAGTTCTTCTGGATGTCAACCAACGGTAAGCGTCCAGCCTGATTCAGCAAGGCAATTGTCGAGTAGGCCGCATTGGAAGCAGCCACGTTCCCACCCATCGACTGCTTGTAAATGGTGGTTTCTTCGGCCTTGCGCTCGGCAAACTGTGTCATCTCCATCATTTCTTTAGCGATAATGTCTGTTTGGAGCGGACCTATTTTCTCGTTCGGGAACATCTTGATAACACCCGAAAGAGTTTTGTCTATCTCTAATGGGGCAGACGGGTCTTGCACATTCGCCACCATCTGCGGGTTTATGCCGTGCCGGAACAGGTTGGTGAACATCACGGTTAGAGCCAGTGATTGTCGATCAGCCAAACCAGACTTTACCAGTCCGTGTAGAAAGGCATGTCTCTTATCCTCTTCGTTTTCATGCACCCGCGAACCGCTGGCTATTGTGCATACAATGTTCATGCAGGGCAGCCCGTGCTCGTCAAAGAATATCGGTGTGCTGTTACCCTCTATCCATGCGGCTTTTACAACATCATCAATTGCCTCGCAGTATTCCACGTCCTCAAAACGGCTGTTCGGGTCGAGCCCCGCAGCTACAGCGAGTTTTCCCCACGCGTCCAGAATCACGCCACTCTTGACCTTTGTTTTACGATGAAAGAATACCAATCCGTTATCGTCATACTCGGGATAACATGTGTTTATATCCCACGGGCCAGAAAACTTGACCGGCATTCTCTCGGCCAACCGTTCAGCACGCAGTAAAGATGCTTTACTCCCGCCCTTTGCCGCATCTAACAACGTCTGTGTACTCTCCACTCCACAGGCAAACTCAGCCCATAACGCGGCGGAATGTACGATGTCCATCTCCAAAGGTTGTTGTCTGACGCGGCTATTGGCGTACCATAATGAGTTAGCCACCTTCTCAAACAGGTCGTTGTTTTTAGCTGCTTCTACGGCTGTCTTATCTACTGGTACGCTGAATTTTGGTGCTGTGGATGCCAGTAACCGGACAACGCCGAGAATAGCATCGTGCCCGTCAGTTGAGATGGTCTTTTTCACGTCCGTGTCTGTCGGCAAATCCTCGGGGTCGTCCATCAGATACAGTGACGTGTATTTGTCGTTATTCTCGTTTCTCTTGGCAAAGCGGTTACGCAGTTCACTACACCGTTCGCTCACCTGGATAAAATCATCTTCTCCTGCCATTTATATTCCTTTCATACCCATAAGGGGGGACTTCCACATATTAGCCGGGTCAATCCGTTTTTCATTTCCAAACCGTTTAGCCCACCATGCGGCTATCCCAATTGACAATACCAGGTCGTCATGATCTCCCTCACGCCATGCTTCGTATGTGTCATTTCCTGCTTTTGTTACCTTGATCTTGAAATTCATTAGTTCTTTTACAACAGCGTCTTTTTCCAGTAATCCGTTGGCAAATCGCAATCGCCCATTCCCTAATAGCATTTGCAAGTTGCTAACAATAATGCGCTTAGGAACGTCCCAGCAACCTGTATCCATGTTGAAATTCTCGTGCCCGCCAAAGGTAATTGTTACTGGCGTTATCTTTAATTTTGCTTCTCGCAAAGCATCTACCACTGGTCGCCCCACCCCTGTTGCATCTGGTATTAGCCTGTACTTATCCTTCAATTGTGGCGTTTCTGTCATCTTGACAACGCGCCGTATCATCTCAGGGTATGGCATATTCAACTCAAACCGTTGTAAATGCCTTACATCATATAATGTGTCAAATTGAGGATGTCCGTAGCTATCGTTTTCTACGCGCTCGTTGTTTATATCCAGCGCGGCAATAGCTGTTGGATCAGCGGCCTGCCCCAGGTCAAGTCCTACGGCTATCAAAACACCTCCGCAAATAACGGTTTTACCGTGCTTATTTCTGGCACATCAGAAAACAATGGTTTGATTTCATCTGTGAAGGCATTTTGAATAACATCAAACGAGAATAACGATCCGATAGCGTCTTGGAATTTGCACATATACTCCTGCTGAAACCACCACTCGCCCGATTCTCGCCGCTCACTTGCTAAAAATTCAGGTGTAATTCTGTCTACTTCGGTAGCAGGAACTTCTATTCGTTCCCATTCCTCACCGCCTCTTTCCCACATATCGTAAAAATGCCCTCTCTTCCCGAAAGGCGTAGACATTAATACAAGCTCGCCTTTACTCACTGCTAACATAGGACGTACAGCCTGAAACAAATCATCATCTACCCGACTGGCCTCATCCTCGATTATCAAATCGGCTGTATATGCTCGAATGTTGCCTTCCGTTCCGGGTAAAGATATGATTCGCGATCCGTTTTCAAGGGTACAAGATAGTTTATTGTCCTCTGGCATTTCTGGTTTTACAGACATACGCCGAAACCATTCACTTGTTTTTCTGAATAACTCGGATGACTGACGTAATGTAGGCGATACCAATAATACTACCGCCCCTTCTCTGTTCAATGCTTTGTTTACTGCCTTGAAACTGGCAACTGTGGATTTTCCAGCCTGCCGTGAACAATTTAGTATTGTTCGCCTCTTCTCTGTAAGCAAAACCTTCTTTTGCCACTCATCCATTTTGAATCCCAGAGAAATAGCAAATTCCACCGGATCAGTTGGTAGAGTGGATTTAGGTCTCGCCATTCGTATCTTGGCGAACTGCCGATCCATTTGCTCAAGTCTCTGTATGGTTGAGTTTAGCATCCAGATACTCCCTGACCGCCATAACCTCTGACACGATCTTCATCGCACCAGCTACAGCATGTACCATATCGCTATTCTTGTGATTACCCTCCTGCGCCGCCTTGACTATAAACTCCATGCACGCCTTGACTGCCATCGGTGCATCATCCGCCCAGTTACGGTCCATCTCTGCCTTTTTAATTCGGACAAGTTCGGACAGTTGCGGACACTCGGGTAACTCTGCTTTCCAGCGGCGTAATGTGCGATCTGATATGCCGTATTTCTGGCAAGCGGCATCGTCACCGTTGTACGCGGCTTCAACCAAAATACGCGCCATCATATCATCACTGTACTGTCGAGACATTGTTCTCCGCAACTGCCACGTCCACCAACGCGCCGATCCGCTTCAAAAACCATGAGGCATCAACATACTCGGGCAGGTTCAACGTGACATTAACTGAATGATCTGCCATGCTCTTTACCTGCCTAATCTCTGCCTCAAACGTGAATGGTTCGGTTTTTAACATCTGATCCTTTCATAAACAAAAACCGCATCCAAAGGCTATTCGCGTTTCTCCCAGTTAAAACATCCGAAAGAAGCAGGAGGAGAAAATTCCTCGCCGTTGCTATCTTTAACTTCCTCGTTTGCTGGGTTAAAACAAGTGGTCTGTACTGCATCCTGTGTAAAATACTTACAGTTTTCACACTTGGCAAATTGCTTTACGGCGTCAATCATCTGACTTGCTGTCAAAACTTGTGGCATTTCATCCTTTCTTGAAACAAAAATACCGCCCAAGCGAGCGGTTATATACTCATAACCACATCCATCGGGCGGTATTAGACACAATACCAAATATTCAGTTAGTCAACTTTCTCAGATAACAATTCCTTTGCAGTCTCGGGATGCCCAACTCCTCCTCAACTCCATCAAGTAAGTCCAATAACACCTTGCGCAATACCCGTAATAACTTAGGGGACATAATTTATTCTACAATTGATAAATTTTTTTGTCAATCATACCTCGGTCTCACTTTCAGCGGCAACCCATACCACCAATCAAGGAACGCTTGCCCGTATCTCTGTTTCTGTCGGGCAAAGAACCAGCACCGGTGCTCATACCCGTTGACGATCCCAGACATGTGACACTCTCTGCAAACATCTTCGATATTGAATGGGTTATCG